GTATATGCTTCTATAAATTCTGGTGTCATAGGATATGTCTTTGCTCTATCTCTTGCATATTGTTTTGCATCATATTCTGTTTGCATTTCTATAACTTTTTGTCTTGCCTCTTCCTCAGAAATATTTGTTGTGTTTGGAGTATTCCACACAATAGTATTCCATAATTCTGACCCATCATCTTGAAGGTCATTTGAAACTTCTGCCAAAGGATTGAGGGCAGAGATAGCATCCCCTAAATAAAATTTACCACCTAACATTAGTAATCAATCTCCATAAGAGCTATATGATTAATACCTCCATTTTTAGTATAGTGAGTAGAGGCAGACCATTCAACTCTCCAATATACTGTGTAAGTTACTACATTAGTTGTAGCCGGACTATCCAGATATGAACAACCCATAACATTTCCTAAGTGTTTTTCATTAGAGGTTGAATCTCCAAATTTATCGTAAGAATAATTCATAGTCCAATTCACAGAAAAACCCCCACTATTAATATCTCTATAAACAGCAAACCTACCGCCAATATCATTTTGTCCACCTGAAGTTACATAATTATTATTAAAACTCACTACAACAAAAATTTTATTACCTGAATCAGTTGGTGTAATTTGAGCAGTACAAGTTGTTGCAACAAAAGACGTACTATTTGAATATTGCATACTTGAATCATCTGGGTCACTAACAAATTGAACTACTTTGCCACCAGCAGCAGCATCTTCAAAAACCGCACTTTTACCCGCACCGGCAGATGTAAATACCTGTCCGTCAGTTCCTAAACTGCCAACTAATCCAGAGCCTCTTATATTAAAACGACTTCCTACAATTCCACTCATAATTTTCCTCCTATAATGTCTGTTCTAAATAACTAACTACAACATCAACATCTGCTGCTGAAGCAGTTATGAAACCAAGCATATCCGTAGCTTCTAAAACTATCCTATCATTATGAATAAAAGTTTCATTCGCCCCTAATGCCTGTGTCTTGTAGATGTAATGGTCTGTGCCACCATCGCCATCATCGACATACAGGTCAAATGTTTCTGCCGCACCTGCCGTTTCACAAATTGAAATTGACAGGACAATATAAGTTTTTCCACTTGCACCATCTATCAATTTTGTTTCTGAATTTGAACAGGTAGGTTTTAATGCTACTTTCATTAATTCACTTGCCATATTATCCTCCTTATATACCCATTATTAATGATTTACCAGTACTAACTGTGTAGGGACCCCATGTCCCACTATTTACAACTGATGTACCTGCTGCAAATGTAATAACTCTATCCTCGTCAATTGATATAGCAGGTGTTGTGCCAACAGTACTACCTACACCTATCACCAAATCATCAGCCGAGTCATCTAATCCAATATAAAAATCTTGAGCATTACCATCAAATACAAGTTTAGTATCCTCTGTACCTGCATCACCAATTGTTATACTAGGATTTGTTCCTCCAACAACCAATGCACTTCCATCAAAAGTCAAAGTAGATTCAGCATCCAATTCAGTTGTTGTAGCACCAATTGTAACAAGTTCATTCGCCGTTGCATTATTTAATGCTGTTACAGCACCAAATCCTGTAGCAGTACCACTATTTGCAATAGTTGCACCAGAATCAATTGTTAAAGTTGTACCAGATAGTACATTAATAGCATTATCACTAAGTGTTAAATCATGTGCCCCTGCTACATAAAATTTAATCGTATCATCTGTTGCTGCTTCCAAATATGTATCAGCATCAGAATCTAAAATTAATTTCTGCTCAGCACCGTTTATTTGTATTCCTGCCATATTTTCCTTCTTAAAATCCTAATACCATTGCTTTGCCAGTACTTGTTATGTCAGGAGCCATTGTTCCGGCGTTTGTAATAGCACCCCCTGCTGGGATAGCTATAGTTCCTGCAACATTTAATGTATCAGCAGATTCGTCCCACTCCATATACTTACTAGCAGTAGCTCCAAAAAATTTTACATCATGTCCTGTATCATCTACTCCAACTGTTACTGTTCCTATACAAGTTAATGCAGAACCGGTAAATGTTAAGTTAGCTTCTGCGTCCAGTTCAGTTGTTGTAGAACCAATAGTGACTAATTCATTATCTGTAGCATTATTAATTGCTGTTACTGAACCAGTTACATCTTCCCAAGCTACTGCGGCACCTGCACCACCTGAAGTCAATACTTGACCGTCCGTACCATAGTTAGCACCTGCAATTCCTATTTCATTTTGAGAAGTAATCCTAACCTTTTCTGCTGCTGCTTCTGAATGTCCTGTATAAAATATTAAATCTGTCGCATTGACAGAAGAAGTAAATGTAGCTTGAGCAATAGCTCGAATAGAAGCAGCAACCGTAATAGCATCCGTTCCTCCGGCTTCATGTGGAGCTTGGAAGTCTATTTTTCCTATTACGTCATTTGCATTAATATCTGTTAGAGATGTAGCTAAAAGAAGTTTACCCGTACTAGTAGTAGCATCAGCAGATGCTCCCATAATTCTAAGTTCGTCTGCACTTTCATCCCATTCCATATATGCACCAGCAGAAGCACCGAAGAATTTAACATCGTGACCTGTGTCGTCAACGCCTACTGTTAACGTTCCTCTTTGAACAACACCATCTGCTGATTCATCCCACAGCCAATATCTGCTGGCAGTATCACCGAACATTTTAACATCATAACCTGTACCATCAACACCAATTGATACTGTACCGTCAATTTGTGTTGCTCCATCAATATCAACAACATCTAAGTTTGCAGTTCCGTCCACGTCAATATCACCGGCAAGGTCAATTCCTGCCGCGCCTGCTAATACTAAATCATCAGCAGAAGTATCCCATAACATATAGGCACTTGCTGTATTTCCAAAAAATTTTACATCATGTCCTGCATCATCTACACCAACTGTTAATGTTCCTATCTGTACAACACCATCAGCAGATTCATCCCATAACCAATAGCTACCAGCGGTTGCTCCGAATAATTTTACATCATGTCCTGCATCATCAACGCCAACATTTATAACATCAGTGAATTTAAATAAATCCTCATCTTCCATCCATGTGAGGACGCCATCGGAATCTGCACCATCAAACGTTAATGTATAGTCAACGCCCGCGGATCCTGAGCCAATTGTTAAATTATCATTTGTGTCGAGATTAGCGATCTTGCTTGCTGGCAAAGTGCAAAATACGTCTTTTGTACCAGCACTGAAATTAACAGCCGAATCACTATTTGAACTTGAAATAACTGTTGTTCTTGCCAGTGTGTCTGTTGAAGCATCAGTTACAGTTCCGAGGCCAGTTTCCCATTCCGCTTCATCACGATTAACAATGGCATAGTATGTTGTATTACTATTACCTATTCCCGCAACGAATGTCTGGAACCCTGAAACGGCTCCACTTAAATCAAGCGTACCAGTTCCAGTCGTTGTCGAAGTTTCCTTGACTCTATCATCTAGCTTTAAAGCCATATATTATCTCCTACGCTAATCGTAAAATAGCGTTACTTGAATCAGCAGCCGGAAATTGAATTGTAAATGTTCCACTTGTTGATGTCTTATCACCACCAAAGTCTAATACGCATACTGCCTTGTTAGATTCGCTACTATTATAAATTAGTGCTCCTCTTGCTGTGATTGTTGCTGATGTAAAAGATACATCAGAAAAATCAGTAAGAGCAGTTGTTCCACTTGTTGTTGGTGTTACATTTGTCAAATTTCCTCCGCCAGCCGTATAAGTTCCTGAATTAGAAACTTCATTTGTAGCGGAGTAAGCAGTTGTTGAAGCACCTAAAGTAGCTGAACTTGAATACAATGCAATTTTAAACGTATCCCCTGTTGTGGCTGTAAAGTCATGCGTTTCAACAAGAATTTCCTGTTTAAAGCTTGTACAGACAGCTTGAGTTATTGCCATGTCTTATCCTCCTATGGATTTTTGTTGTGTTTGCATGCCTGGTATTTTTAATTCCCCATGCATATATTCATCTCTTCGGTGCTTTCCTTGTTGTTCAATTACCAACTCTTGAATGGCACGTTGATATGATTGTTCGTATAGTTGCAGCATTTCCGCTGGTCCCTTCAAGAATTTGAAGGCTTCTGCAAGACTTCCGTAAAGCAACGCCGATGGGGCATTATTCCCCAACCATGTGGTTGTATTGGAACTGGATAGTCTTGTTGGTAGTCTAGTAATTCCTACTTCTATATTATACGCTGCATCCGGCGTTGGAGCAAGATAAATTGAGTTTTCATCCCACCATGCCCAATATTTTGGCGTACTAGTAGATGTTCTAACCGGCCAGTATTCATTCATAAAACTAATATCTCGTTGCTCCAGGAATGTCCTTGTTGCCGTTCCTGATGCCGGATAAATATGAACTGTCCTAATTGTAGCCAAGGATGTTGGATCTGGACTAGATCCACCCGGTAAAGATACAAAAGGGTTATCGGCCGTTACAGTTGTATACTGATGCGATTTAAATGCATCCAAATCAGCTTCCCTTAGTATCCTATTTTCCGTATGCTCTATAAAATCATCTGTAATAGTTGATGACAAAACATCAGTGCTTGTTTCTGTATAGTTTAAAATCTGTGTTGTTAATTCCGCGTATGTTGTCATTATGCACTCAATGTCACTGGTCCAGAAGAAGCATAGCCTCCTCCACCACTACCTGTTGCTCCTGCAGCTGTTGAAACTGTAAAAGTATAAAAATCATCATCTGTCTTTGTAATACTATATCCATCAGAATCCTCTAATTCATCTACATCAGCTCCAAATATATGACCACTAACATCCCTGAACCTTACAGTATCACTGCTTGACCGTCCATGGCTAGGTTCAAAAACTGATATTGTTGCGCTACTCGCCGTAAATCTAAAAGGATTTAAAGTAAGTTTATGTTCCACTTCACTTTCACCTCTATCTGGTCTAGCATATTGTAATGATTCTTTATCAGCAGAATGTTTACGAGGATGATCCTGTGCTGTCTTTGGTTCATATTCACTTTTATGAACGCGTGCGCCATTCCATTCCTTCACCATTTCCCTGTATGGAAATTCCATTCCACTACGGTCAGAGATAAACTTAGCGTATCTTCCTCTAGCGTATGCCATTTATCCTACCATTTAGAATCTTTAGATCCGGCCCAATGATACTTACTGCCTTGTGTAGCGTGACCCATTCCTTGGGCATTTCCAGAAACATTTCCTTTTGCTAGTGAAACAGATTTTGCCTTTTCCTTAGCCTTAGCTTCAGGGACAGAATTAGTTCCTCTATCACTCCAGTTTCCTTTTACTCCGCCTTTGGAATTTCTTCCGGCATTAGTATCTTTATTCC